GACTGGATGCCGATCGTTATTCAGGTGGCAAGCGTCGCGCTTACGATCGGCGGCACGATCGCTGCCGTATCGACTCGCATGGCACGGCTTGAGGGACGCATTGAGAGCCTCGCGATCGAGATCCGCAAGGACCGCGAGCACGTCGAGCATCGCATCCGCCAGCTTGAGATCGGACTTGGCCAAGTGCAGAGCGAGTTGAATCGCCTTGCGTATCACGTCGGACACCGCAACGGCCGCGAGCAGCGGCAGGAGAACGGACATGAATAAGAGTTGGCGCACGACTACTCTCGGCATCCTCGCGATCGTGACCGCCGCGGCCGGCTTCCTCAAGGCGACCATTGACAGCGACCCGACGACGGAGCCGGATATGGCCGCTCTCGTCGCTGCGATCTCGGCCGGTATCGGCCTTCTCTTTGCGAAGGACGCGAAGGTGACTGGCCTGCCGGTCAAGCCGGAGGCGACCGAGTGACATGGCGGAACTCCTCGCGCTGCTCGTCCCGGTCGTCGTCGGAATCATCGTTCGCCTTCTCGATCGGCCTGCTCGCCCACCAGTTGTCGGCGGTGGCGCTGGGCATCGCGACGGCATTCGCCGTGCTCTCGATCGGCTGCGAGACGCCGCCGGCCGTGGTTCCATCGGGTGAGCCGATGCTTATCGTCGAGGGCTGCGGCAAGGTCCGGCTCACCGCTATGAAGCCGGACGGCACCTGGCTCGATCTCGGATGGCGTGACGCCGCAAGCCTGCACGGCTACACCGTGGTCGCGTACGACTGGCAACTCGACCCGTGAACCCGACGCTACGCCGCATCCCTTCTACGTTCGCCGAGGACGAGACCGTACAGGCCGCGGACGGTCTCGCGATCATGACCGAAGGCGGTCGCGCGTTCCCGTTCGCGTTCACCGGACTGTCATTCGACTTCGGCTCGATTACGTCGCCATTCCTGAACGTCGGCATCGACGCCGGGTCGATCACGAGCCCGATCAGGTTCCCTGTCGACTTCGGTACGATCTAGGCCATGCCGATCCAGTTCCGACGCGGGACAGACGCTCAACGCACGGCGGTCACGCCGGCTGCCGGTGAACCGATCTGGGTGACCGACACGACGAAACTCTACGTCGGCGACGGCACGACAGCCGGCGGCATCGAGATTGCCGGCGGAGGCGGCGGCGGCGGAGCGCCGACGAACCTGTCATATCTCGTGCTCACGGCCTCGACAAGCCTCTCGGCCGAGCGCGTGCTGACCATCGGAACCGGTCTTGCATCGACTGACGCCGGAGCCGGCGGAGCGTTGACGATCGCGATCGGGACGCACGCCGCATCGTTCATCAACTCCGGGACCGTCGCGCTCGCTCGCGGCGGTCTTGCCGCTGATATCTCCGGCTTCGGTCCTGGCTTCCTGCGGCAGACAGCGCTCGGAGCTGCGGTCAGCGTGAGCGGACTTGTCGCGACAGACCTTCCGACGCACAACCACGTCGCCTCAAACATCACGAGCGGTACGCTTGCGCTCAGCGTCGGAGGCCTTGCGGCCGACATCTCGACGACCGGCGGCGCGGTTCACTTCCTCAAGCAGACCGCAGCCGGCGCGGCCGTCAGCGTCGCGGCAGTGGCGGCGACCGACATCGGCACGAGCGGAACGCCGTCGACCTCGACGTTCCTTCGCGGTGACATGACCTGGGGCACGCCGGCCGGCGGAGGTGGCAGCGGAACTAAGACCTACGCGACGTTCACTCCGCTGAATAATCAGCCGCCTACCGGCACGTCAGGCTTTGCGACTCTCGACACGCGATCGGCAGGTGTCGCCGTGCTCGACTTTGATTCAACTGCTCTGGAGTCGGCCATCTTCGTCGGCTGCTTGCCTGAGGCCGCGGTGACCACGAACGGCCTCAAGGTACGGCTGGCCTGGACTGCGGATACCGTGACGAACACCGACGCGGTCGTATGGGCGATCCAGTGGCAGCGGATCGACACGTCAACCGACCTTGATACCGACGCGTTCTCGAACACCGTCACCGCTACGGCAGCGGCGAGCGGCACGGCCGGCGTCCCGGTCATCACCGAGATCACGATCACGGGAACGGCGAACCTCGACTCGCTGGTCGCAGGCGACTTCTATCGCATCAAGATCAGCCGCGACGGCACGAACGCGAGCGACGCGCTCACAAACGACGCGTGCCTCGTCGGCGTCGAGATCCGGGACGCCACCTAATGGCTTGGGACTTTGACGGCACGAACGACTACATGGAGGCTACGTCGGCGGTGCTGACGGCCGGTCCTCTCACGTTCTCGGCGTGGATCAATATCGACGCAACGGGCATTGCTCACCGCGTTCTCTCGATCTCGTCCACGACCGGAAATGACCGATGGAGCCTGTTTGTAGGAGCGACGAACGTCATCTCGTTTCAAGTCGGCGCGTCCGGCTCGTTCTTCGCGGTAAGCACGACGGCGACCGTCGGAACCGGGACTTGGTATCACGTCGCCGGCACGTACAGCACGGCGGCAAACCAGCCGATGCAGGTCTATTTAGACGGAACGAAAGTAGGTCCGACGAACTCGAACCGTACGCCGACTGCCGGAAATCTGAACCGAACGCTGCTCGGCTCTACGTACGTAACGTCGTCGCTTACGCAATATCTGAACGGACGCATCGCCGAGGCGGCTATCTGGGATGTCGTGCTGAGCGATGCCGAGATATCGTCGCTCGCGAAGAACTTCCGCTCGGATCTCATACGGCCGGCTTCGCTCAAGTTCTACATGCCGCTCATCCGCGAGGTTCAGGATGTGCGCGCCGGTCTGTCATTCACGAATAACGCGACCGCTGCGGCGGCGCACGTCAAGAGGTACGGCTGATGAGCGAGCACGCCCATATCGTCGCTGGACAGGTTGCCGGCCTGGTCGATCTCGATCCTGCGATTCGTTCAGGCTGGGTCGCCGCTGGGAACCCGAAGGCCGCGCTCTACCTCCCGGTGATTGACACTCCGAAGCCGACCTATGACGCCTCTCGCGAGGCGCTCGTCGTTGTCTGGTCGGTCTGGCCGAATGTCGAAGCCGTACGCACGTGGAACGTCCGGCCGCTGACCGACGACGAGAAGCGCAAGACCTGGACCACGCTCGACTTCCTAGGCCGGTTTACGACTGTCGAGATGGCGCAGATCGAGACGGCACGCGAGCACGACCAGATCGTGCAGTCGTTCTACCGTGCAGCGCTGGCCGCTCAGGAAGTCGTCTCGGACGATCCGCGTACCGTCGCCGGCGTGAACTACCTCTCGGCTATCGGCATCCTCACGCTTGCCCGTGTAGACGAGGTGCTCGGCCGTTAGACTGCCGGGCATGGGAATGAAGTTGCATATCGGAGGCTCGGAACGCCGGGCCGGATGGACTGTAGTCAATATCGCTCCGGGCGATCACGTCGATATCGTTGCCGACTGCCGCGCGATCCCGGTCGAGCCAAATACCTGCGACGAGGTATACGCCAGTCACGTTCTAGAACACATTGAGAAGGCCGAAGTAGGAAAGACGCTGCGGCACTGGCACGATCTGCTCGTGCCCGGAGGCCGTCTACGCGTCGCGGTTCCGGATCTGCAAACGCTTTGCAGGCTCTACGTTGATGACCGGATCTCAACCTACGGCACGTGGCAACTTGTGTCCTACATCTACGGCGGACAGACGAACGCTCACGACTACCATCGGTGCGGATTCTCCGAGGACACGCTTCGATCGGCGCTTGAGGAGACCGGCTACGCCGAGATTCGGCAGGTAGCGGAGTTCGGAGAGTTCCGCGACTGCTCGTACGCCCATTTCCTCAACGGGTCTATCTCGCTCAATATGGAGGCGATCAAGCCGTGCGAACCGAACGCGTAACCGTCGCCTCGCTGCTCTTTGATGCCGCCAACGTCCGCAAGCACGGCGAGCGCAACCTAGACGCGATCAAAGCGAGCCTCGCGCGGTTCGGCCAGCAGAAGCCGATCGTGGTCGATGGCGATGGCATCGTCCGTGCCGGCAACGGAACGCTCATGGCTGCGAAGGCGCTCGGCTGGGACGAGATCGAGATCGTGCGGACTAACCTTCGCGGCTCGGAGGCTACCGCCTACGCGATTGCCGACAACCGTACGGCGGAACTGGCCGAGTGGGACGAGGCCGCGCTTGCCGAGCAACTGGCCGCGCTTCAGATTGACGACGAGGCGCTTGCGGAGGCGACTGGATTTGACGCGAGCGAGATCGAGCAGATGGCGCTTCCGGTCGATGTCGTCGAGGACGAGGTGCCGGAAGTGCCGGTCGATCCGATCACGAAGCCGGGCGACCTGTGGCTGCTCGGCGAGCATCGGGTTCTATGCGGAGACTCGACGAAGGCGGAGGACGTGGCGAGGCTGATGAATGGAGTGAAGGCCCAAGTTCTGCTTACCGATCCGCCATACGGCATGAGGCTTGATACAGACTTTAGCACTATGCCGCGTGGCGCAAACAAGTACGAGCCTGTCATCGGAGACGATGCCGACTTTGATTTCGGAAATATTGGTGCTCATTGGAACTGTTCACGAATGGCGGTATGGGGCGGAGGCTGGTTCTATTCAACGCTTCCGGCTGGCGGAAGTTGGCTGGTTTGGGATAAGCAGCCGCAGCACACAGTCGCAGGACCACAGAATCATTTCGAGGAGTGCTGGATCTGGCCGCATAAGAAGCGAATCATCATTCGACATCTATGGACTGGATTCACGGCAAAGGAAAAAAACGAAGCGCGTAGCCATCCGACTCAGAAGCCGGTTGCGGTCATTATTGAACTTGCACGGTTTCTTGGAGACTGGGGATTGTGTTCCGACCCGTTCCTCGGCTCTGGTACTACGCTCATCGCAGCCGAGCAACTCGGTCGCAAGTGCTACGGGATGGAGATCAGCCCGGCATATTGCGACGTGATCGTGAAGCGGTGGGAGACGCTGACCGGCAAGAAGGCCACGCTCGCCTCGTGACGTTCCCTCGGTCGCTGGTCGCAACCGACTACACTTGCACACGTCTGTAGCAGGATCGCACCATGTCAGACACCGAACCGATGCAGGACGCGAGTGCGATCGAGGTCGCCGTTCGCCAGATCGACCGTGATCGCGGACACGATCGCGAGACGATGCGAATGCTCCGGCAGGCGGTCCGGAACCGATGGCCGATCCCGCAGGCCATGCGTGAAGCAGCACCGAAGATCGCTGCTCGGATCGCGATCGAGGGCAATACGGATCGCGAGAAGTTGCGCGCTATCGAGGTTCTCGCCGCGATGGATCGTGACAATATCGCCGCGCTTTCCGCGCTCGATAAGGTCGAGCGGCTTGACGGCGGAGAGGCTACCGAGCGAATCGAACTGGCGCCGATCCGGATCGGCGTTCGCGATTGACGATCGCAGCCATAGAACTTCCGCCGCTCTATCGGAAGCAGCACGAGGCGATCTGCGACCCGGCTAGGTTCGTCGTCATCGAGGCGAGCACGAAGAGCGGCAAGACTGCCGGATGCCTGCTCTGGATGCTTGAGTACGCGTGGAACCGGCCGAACTCGACGTGCTGGTGGGTCGCTCCGACGTTCGAGGTCACAAAGACGGTCGGCTTTGAGCGGCTCGCTGCGATGCTACGGGACGCAGATCCAGAGAAGCGGATCTGGGAAGACAACACGTCGCGGCTAGTCATCAAGCTCGCCAACGGCTCGAAGGTCGCGTTCAAGTCAGCCGACAACCCGGACAGTCTGTACGGCGAGGACGTTCACGCCGCGGTCATTGACGAGGCGACGCGCTGTCCAGAAGAATCGTGGCACGCGGTCCGCTCGACGCTGTCGGCGACACGCGGACCGTGCCGGATCATCGGCAACCTCAAGGGCCGGAAGAACTGGGCATACAGGCTGGCAAGACTGGCCGAGGCCGGAACCGAACCGGACTGCGCGTATCACAAGCTCACTGCTGCCGACGCGGTCGCCGGCGGCGTGCTTGCCTCTGACGAGGTCGAGGCGGCGAAGCGGCAACTTCCCGACCATGTCTTTCGCGAGCTCTATCTTGTCGAGGCGTCGGACGACGGCGGTAACCCGTTCGGCCTCGACGCGATCCGTGCGGCGATCCGACCGCTCAGCACGGCCGAGCCGGCGGCGTTCGGGATCGACCTGGCCAAAACGACCGACTGGACCGTGATCCTCGGCCTCGATTCAACCGGCACCGTCTGCTACCTCGACCGGTTCCGGCTCGACTGGCAGGCGACACGCGAGCGGATCGCATCGACCATCGGCAAGGTGCCGACGCTCATCGACTCGACCGGAGTCGGCGATCCGATCGTCGAGGATCTCCAGCGCGGCCGGCCCAGCGTCGAGGGCTTCAAGTTCACCGCAACGAGCCGCCAGCAACTGCTTGAAGGACTCGCCGCGGCAATCCAGCGGAGCGAGGTTCGGTTCCCTGAAGGCTTCATCCGCATCGAGCTTGAGTCCTTCGAGTGGGAATCGACGCGTACCGGCGTTCGATACACTGCACCGGCGAGTCTGCACGACGATGGCGTTATGGCGCTCGCCTTGGCCGTACGTCGAGCGGCGAACCGGCCGGCTACGTTCCGCTTCCGAGTCATCTGATGCTCGATCGAATCCGATCCCTGTTCCGACGCAAGCAGGCAGACCAGCAGCAGGTAAACCGATACCTCCGTGCGTCGCTCGGGATCATCTCCGGCGGTTCGGGCATTGACCATCGGCCGGTATATACGGCGACCGCAGCGGTCCGAAAGTACCGCTCGTGGGTTTACGCAGCGGCCCAGATAAACGCCTTTGGCGTCTCGGCCGTCCCGCTGCGGCTTTACGTCAAGGGAGGCACGGGCCGCAAGTTGTACCGGACGGCAAAGCCGGCAAAGGGACGCAAGGCGTACCTCCTAGGTGATGCAGAGCGTACGCCGTCGCGATCCGTGCTCGCAAAGATGCACGACTTCGGAGCCGACTTCGAGGAGGTCACCGAGGCGCATCCGGTTCTTGACCTGCTCCGCAAGGTGAACCCGTCGATGAACGGGTTTGACCTGGCGGCGACTCGTACGCTTTGGCAGGAGTTGACCGGGAACGCATATCTACACGTGATCCCGAACACCCTTGGCGTTCCGGCTGAACTCTGGCCGATGCCGCCGCAATGGGTCGAGATCATTCCCGATCCGCAGAAGTTCATCGCCGGCTACCTGTACGGCCGCGAGACTCAGAACAAGGTCACGCTCGCGACCGATGAAGTGCTGCACTTCAAGCGACCGAACCCGGCCGACCTGTTCTACGGTCTCGGCAAGGTTGAAGCCGCCTGGGGCGCTGTCGATCTGAACGACGCATTCCACGAGATGGACCTTGCCTTTGCGGCGAACCACGCTCGGCCTGACTACCTCGCGACGATCAAGAACGAGGACGCGAGCGAGGAGGCTATCGCTGAGTTCGAGCGTGCCGTCAACGAGCGGCTTCGAGGTCCGGGCAAGGCCGGCAAGTTCATCGCGCTAACCGGTCAGGTAGACCTCAAGCCGATGGCGTTCCCGCCGAAGGATCTCGGCGGTCGCGACGAGATCGTCGAGGAGATCGCAGCGATCTTCGGCGTGCCTGTCTCGATGCTCAAGGCGAACGATCCGAATCTCGCAAGCGCATCTACCGGATTCGCGCAGTGGCGCGAGTCGACCATCCTCCCGCTGCTTCGGCTCGACGAGGAGACGCTCAACCAGAAGCTCCTTCCGATGTTCGGCCTACAGGACGAGGCCGTGCTTGCATACGATGATCCGGTTCCTTCGAACCGGGCGCTCGACTTGCAGGAGCATCAAGGCCTCATCTCGTCCGGCGTGCTGACCATCAACGAGGTTCGCGAGCTCCGCGGCTTCGATCCTCTCGACATTCCCGACGCCGACGTTCCGATCGTTGGCGGGATGCCGCTCGGCAGCGGTCTCGATCTCGGCGGCGACCAGACGGTCGCGCCGGCGCAGGCCGCTCCCGAGACGGTTCCGCAAGCGACACCGCAGCCGGTCGCCACGGAGCCGAAGGCCGAGCCGCTCAACGGCGCCCAGATTCAAGCGGCGCAAGAGATCCTTCTTGGCATCACGGCCGGCTCGCTGGCTCCGCAGGCCGGAGGAGCGCTCCTCGTGGCTGTCGGCCTATCGCCGGAGCAGGCGGCTCGCATGGTCGCCGCTCAGGTGACGATACAGCCGTCCGACGTGCAGCCGGTTCCAGAGGCTACCGTCGCAGCGGAAACGCCGCAGGAGGCCGTAAAGGCGATTACGGCGGACGCTCCGGCCCGATACGCCGAGATCGACTTTACGCCGACTAAGGAGATGGCCGACGCGGCCGACCGCGGCCTTCGGCTCCGAGGCGAGTTCAATCGCGGCGGAACCGAGATCGGCGTCGCTCGTGCGACGCAACTCAAGAACCGCGAGGTACTGTCGCCGGACACCGTCCGACGCATGGCGTCCTACTTCGCTAGGCACGCCGTAGACAAGCGGCCCGGTTGGGATGATCCGGCGAACCCTTCCGCCGGGTTCATCGCGTGGCTGCTCTGGGGCGGCGACGCCGGCCGAGACTGGTCGGAGCGGATCGTCGAGCGGATGAACCGTGCTGACGATGCCGAAGACGGCACGAAGCAGGCCGACGACTGCGTCTCGGAGAAGATCCGAACCCTGATGGACGAGGGCTATCCGCAAGACCAGGCGATCGCGATCGCGATCGACTACTGCGAGAGCAAGGCCAAGGGATGCGGATGCACGCACGGAAGGACCGTCAAGCAGTCTCAAGACTGGGACGACGAAGGGTTCCACGTCAAGGCGACGCGGTACACGCCGCAAGAACTGAGACTCATCAAGCAACTCGAACGCCGGATGCTCAACGTAGGACGTGAGCGAATCGCGGCGATGGTCAAGTTCCTTCTCGCGACGGATCTAGAGGGGCAGGACTTGCTCGACCGCGCCATAGATCAGCTCGGCCCGGCAAAGTTCGCGGCCGACTTGCGAGATGCGGCACGGCCAGCGCTTCTCGATGTTGTCGAGGCTGGCGGCGCAAAGGGCGTCAAGATCGTAGAGGCCGAACTGCGAAAGGCCGGAAGGACTCCCGATCCTGTCTCATTCGACTTTGTGAACGAGGACGTGCAGAAGTGGATCAATCGCTCGACGACGAAGCTCGCTGACGGCGTCGGCGGAACTACGGTTACGCGTTGTCGCGATCTGCTCGGCAAGGGACTTGAGGAAGGCAAGACCATCGACCAACTCGCAGACGACATTGCCGAGCGCGGCTTTGACGCCAAGCGAGCACGAGTCATTGCGAGGACCGAGTCGGCACGTGCCTACGTTCAGGGACAGGTCGAGGCCTGGCGTCAGTCCGATGTCGTCGCCGGCAAGAAATGGCTCGTCGCTCCTGGTGCCTGCGAGTTCTGCACGGCCATCGGTCGCGAGAGTCAGACGAAAGGCATCGACGACGCGTTCTATACAGTCGGCGACAGCGTGAGCGGAACGGAAGGCGGGACGTACGTCGTTGACTTCGAGAACGTCGTCGGTCCTCCGCTTCATCCGAACTGCACGTGCGACCTCATCACCGTTCTCAAGGACCGCCCAGAATGAACCGCAAAGACTTCAAGGCCGAAGGCGAGATCGTCGGCGGCATGTTCAAGGCGACCATCTCGACGGACAGCGTCGATCGTGATGGCGAGGTAATGGTTCCGGCAGGGATGAACGCGAAGGACTACGATCGGAATCCGGTCCTTCTCTGGAATCACGACACGTCGCAGCCGATCGGACGGGCCGTATCTCTGAAGCGAGCCGATCGCGAGATCGTCGCCGACTTTGAGTTTGCGAAGAAGCCTGACGACTACGGCGGCGACTGGTTCCCTGACTACGTTCGTGGTCTCGTGCAGGCCAAGGTGCTTCGCGGAGTCTCGATCGGCTTCGTGCCGATGGAAGGCGGCGAGCGCATGGCGACCAAGGGAGACGTGGACAAGTACGGTCCCGACGTGCGACGCGTCTACTCGAAGTGGAAGTTGCTCGAGGTCTCGGTCGTGAGCGTGCCGGCGAATCAAGACGCGCTAATCACGGCAGTGCAGAAAGGCTACGTCACGCGCACCGCGGCCGAGCGCTTCGGTCGCGTTGACGTTCCGGCAAAGATCGACCGACTGCCTGTCAGGAAGTTCTCGATAGCGGTAAGCGTGCCGGCGATCGGACGCGAGATCGCCACGAGGATCGCTCGCGAGGAAATCGCGAAGGCACGCGGTCGCATCGTGATATGATCGCGTAGCCTTGCCCGGACGAGTGGCTGAATGCCGGATCGGTGCGGCGGCGCTGAGTCGTCATATTCGCACCTACCGGGATTCACAATGAAGACCAAGTCTGTTTCCGAGGTCCAAGTCGATCTTCAGAAGATCGCGGACCAGAAGGGCGCTGCCGGCTTTGAGCAGGCCAAGGCGCTCTACCTCGAAGGCGTGCTCGTCACCGACGCGGAGGGAAATCCGCTCGCGCCCGAGCAGATCGCCTACGAGGTCAAGCTTATGCCTGCCGCTGCCGAAGTCGCCGTCGAGGAGGACGCTGCCAAGCCGTCCGACGAGATGCCGATGGAGGACGCCGAGAAGGCCGTCCGCAACACCGTCCAGAAGACCATCGCCGCAGAGGTCAAGGCCGCTGCCGCACCGAGGATCACCATGCCCGACCAGATCAAGATCGACGGCCGCGCCCGTCACCTCAAGTCGGCCGATGAAGCATACCGCTTCGGCCGTTTCATCATGGCCGCTCGCGGTCATCGCAAGAGCCTCGATTGGTGCAATGCCAACGGCATCGTCACCAAGGGACACACCGAGAGCGTGAACAGCGCCGGCGGATTCCTCGTCCCTGAAGAGTTCGAGTCGTCGCTGATCTCGCTTCGCGAGCGCTACGGCGTCTTCCGCCGCAACGCAAAGAACGTGCCGATGGCGAGCGACACCAAGCGGATGCCGCGTCGCAAGACCACGCTCACCGCCTATGCGGTCGGCGAGGCCGCTGCCGGCACCGAGTCGCAGCAGGTGTTCGACCAGGTCAACCTCGTTGCTCAGAAGTTCATGGTCCTCACGACCGCGAGCAACGAGCTCAACGAGGACGCCATCGTGAACCTCGGCGACGACATCGCGAACGAGATCGCGTACGCGTTCGCGCTCAAGGAGGACGAGTGCGGATTCAACGGCGACGGCACCTCGACCTACGGCGGCATCGTCGGCGTCATTCCCGAGATCGAGGGCATCTCATCGGCGATCGGAATCAGTGATGCGAACGTTGGAGACTACGCCTCGCTCACCATGGCTAACCTGATGAACTTTGTCGCGAAGCTGCCGGCCTACGCCGACTCGCCGAACTGCAAGTTCTACTGCTCGAAGGCGTTCTATCACGCCTGCCTTGAGCGTCTCGTCTACGCCTCTGGCGGCGTGACCGCTCGCGAGGTTCGCGACGGGAACGCGGTTCCGACGCTTTTC